TGTAGTAGATGAATCTAAGTCTAACGCAATGCTTTCAAACGTAATTTCTTACCGTAATCGACTTCAGAGTAGTTCTTACTGGTTCATGGATTCAGGTTATAAGTATCGTTATGATAAGTACAATGACGTTTATCGCTTTGTACCTCTGAATGGCGATATGGCAGGTCTAGCTTCTCGAGTTGAGCCTTTCGAGTCACCAGCAGGTTTCCGTAAAGGTGTTATTAAGAATGTTGTTAAGCTTGCGTTCAATCCTAATAAAGCACAACGTGATCAGCTTTACAGCAGCGACATTAACCCAGTAATGAGTCAAGTAGGACAAGGTATCGTTCTATTTGGTGATAAGACTGGTTTGGGAACGCAGAGTGCATTTGATCGACTCAATGTTCGTAGATTGTTTATTGCGGTTGAAAAAGCAATTGCTAATGCAGCACAAGGGTTTTTGTTTGAATTGAATGATGAATTTACTCAGACTCAGTTTAAGAATATTGTCGAGCCTTTCTTGAGAGATATTCAAGGTCGTCGCGGTATCATTGACTTCCGAGTAATTTCTGATTCAACGGTTAATACTCCTGCCGTTATTGATCAAGGTAAATTTAGAGCGAATATCTTTATTAAGCCTGCACGATCTATTAACGTGATTGAACTTACGTTCGTGGCAACACGAACTGGGGTTGAGTTCGACGAAATTGTTGGCTCAATTTCATAATAAATACTAATTAGTTTAAAGGAGAACGCGAACATGGCATTTAACATTAACGAGTTTAAGTCCCAGCTAGTAGGTGGGGGCGCTCGTCCAACATTGTTCCAAGTTCAAATTCTAAACCCTGTTGATCCAGCGGCCGACATTAAAGTCCCATTCATGGTTCGAGCAGCAGGTATTCCTGCCTCGAACCTTGGAACTTTTCAAGCACCATACTTTGGTCGGCAAGTTAAGTATGCAGGTGATAGAACATTTGAAGATTGGACCGTTACAGTAATTAACGACGAAGATTTCTTAGTACGTAACGCCATGGAAGCATGGTCAAATTCCATCAATACACACGATGGTAACTTGAGAGGACTTCCACAGGATTACAAATCAAACGGAATCATTACACAATATAGTAAAGACGGAGATGCAATACGTACCTATGTATTTGAAGGTTTGCACCCAATTAACATTAGCGATATCGCTATGGATTGGAGCACCACAGATACCATTGAAGAATTTACAGTTACGTTCCAATACGACTTCTGGAGAGTCGAGGGAACAACTGGAATTCCAACTACATAATTATTGATATAGGAATATAGAATGAAGCTCTTTGGTTTTGAAATCAAGAGGCCGGAAGACGACGACACACCAGTCTCGTTTGCCGAGCCTCATAATGACGATGGAGCAATTACCGTTGATGGTAATTCGCTGGGTGGGTTTTACAGTACGATACTTGATATGGAAGGTTCTGCAAAGTCAGAATCGGAACTTATCACAAAATATCGTGGAATGGCAATGCAACCAGAGATAGCTCAAGCTATTGATGATATTGTAAACGAAGCTATTAGTGTTGATACTAATGATCAGGTAGTTGATATTATCTTAGATGAAGCAGATCTACCTGATAGAGTTAAAGAAAAGATTACTGAAGAATTCAATAATGTTTTAGCTCTATTTGATATGGCCAATAACGGATATGATATGTTCTACAAGTTTTATGTAGACGGTCGAATTAACTATCATATCATTATTGATCCAGATCAATTAAAGAAGGGAATACGTGAGTTAAGATATGTCGATGCTCGAAAGCTTAAGCTTATTCGAGAAATGGACAAGAAGAATAAAGATAAGCACTCAGGTATTAACACAAAGAAGATTAAAAACGAGTACTATATGTACTCGGATGCCGGTTTCGCAGGAAGTAAGAGTGGCGGAGGTACTACCGGCGCAGTAAACGGAATCCGTATTGCTAAGGATTCAGTTGCTAGGGTAACATCGGGGTTGATGAATGAGAATAATAGTTTAGTATTATCTCATTTGCATCCTTCGATTAAGCCTCTTAACCAACTGCGTATGTTGGAAGATGCTACGGTTATCTACACTTTGACAAGGGCTCCAGAGCGTCGAATATTCTATATCGATGTTGGTAACTTGCCAAAGAATAAGGCAGAGCAATATCTACGTGATATGATGACTCGCCATAAGAATAAGTTACAGTACAATGCATCAACTGGTGAGATTAGCGATTCTCGTAAGATGATGACAATGACTGAAGATTTTTGGTTCCCTCGCCGAGGTGGTGAGCGATCCACAGAGGTTGATACTCTTGCCGGTGGTAATGCACAGGGCTTGAGCACAGACGAAAATATGCTGTACTTTCAACGTAAACTATATAAGGCGTTGAAGGTACCATTAAGCCGTTTAGAGCCTGAAACAATGGCATCATTCGGTAGATCAAGTGAAATTACTCGAGATGAATTAAAGTTTGGTAAATTCATTCGTAGAATAAGAGCTAGGTTTGGTTGGTTATTTAATATTGTTTTAGAAAAGCAACTTATTTTGAAGGGTATTCTTACTCCTGAAGAATTTGAAAACATTCGAAATGATATTCGATATGACTTTATTCAAGACAACTATTTTACTGAATTGAAAGAAGCTGAAATTCTTCGAGAAAGATTAAACACCCTTAGGGATATTGAAGAACAAATTGGTAAGTATTATTCTAAAGAGTGGGTTGTCCGTAATGTTCTTCAAATGTCAGAAGAAAATTACAAAGAAATGCAAGATCAGATTGAAGCGGAACAAGAAGAAGAACCAGTTGATGACGTTGATGCTGAACCGCCAGAAGATGATGTTGAAGAATAGCAAACCACTAGAATATAAATATTGGGTATAACACTTTAAATAAAACAGGGATCTAATAATGAAACAGTTTAAGGACCTTCTTTCCGAAGTAGCGCAGCCTAAATCAGGTGAAGAACAGCGCTTTAAAGATTTACATAAGGTCGAGCTTATTAAGCACCCGGTCGCTCTCGATTCTCAGTTTACAGGAGAGATTGAAGGCGTTACAAAACAGAAACGAGCTCCAGATCAAGAGGGTGACGCTACTTATGATCCTCAGTATGCTGTTAAAGACGCTCCTTTCAAAATGCCTCGTGACATTGACGAAGAAGTTGAAGAGACAGTTGAAGAAGAAACTGCACCTAAGTCTAAGCTCACGTTTAAAGGTTTAATTGAAAAGGTAGTTGTTACTGACGAATATGTAGAAGAAGATTTCGATGAAGATCCCATCAGCGAATCTCCTGAATACGTTTCTGAAGATCCTCAACAAGAAATTCCAATGATGATGCGTCAACTCCACTTCATTGCTTATGCTGCAGATGAGATTATGGAAGATCTTGCTGATGGTGATGATCCTGAAGAGTGGTATCAAAACAAATTAGCTAATACTTTTTCTATGATGAAGAGTCTATATGCTTATTCAGCTGGTAAGCATGCAGCTGATAAGGATGAAGATGATCTTGCTGCTGGCTATATTGCTTCAGGTGTTTACGAAGAAACCGAAGTAAAAGAAGCGACGGCTCATCGAGTAGGTAAGTCTTTTAGCGCCATGTCAGGTGCAGGTAGTATGGAAAGAGATTACATCGTATATGTCGATGGTGATACTAAGAATCCTGTTGCTAAGTACCCAACCAGTGATCAAGCAAAAAAGAAAAGAGACCAGCTAAAAGCACAAGGTAAAGATGCCGATTACAAAGATGTAAAGCGTCGTTCAACTTTGAAATATCAAGATCAGACTCCCGATCCTCGTGACAAGAAAGAGTCGGTAGAATTTGACTTGAACGAAGCAAAAATCGATGTAGATTATATCGGTAACGACAGTCAAAAAGCATCACACGAAAAAAGATTCAAAGTTAAAATCTCAATGCACGGTGATGGTCAAGCATACGTGAGTGGTGAACCAAGAGATGTTTGGAAATTTGCGGTAGATCATTATGGAGATCAAGAAGACGCTGCAGACGTTCACCCTGGTTTAGCTAAATCAGCTGGTTACCAAGTAAAAGAAAGCTTAGAAGAAGCTACCTTTAAGCCTGGTAATCTTAAGCTTAAGAATGGTGACAGTGTTAAAATCCAAATGGCAGATATTAAAGTAATCAATGCTCTTATGAAAGGATTAAATCCTAAAAATCGTAAAGAGATGGAAGCCACTCTTATGAAAGATAAGAAGGGTTTTCAAGAGATTCTTGACTTCGCCAAAGAAGCGATATAATTTAATAAATAATTTCAAATTGCTAAAGGTATAACAATGAAACTAATTACTGAAATTAACGAAAGTTGCGAAGTAATCACAGAAGCCAACGAAGAGTCTGGTAAGAAGAGCTACTTTATCGAAGGCATCTTTATGCAAGGAGATGTTAAGAATCGCAATGGGCGTATTTACCCCGCCGAAACACTCGATAAAGAGATGGGTCGGTATCAAAAAGAATTCATTGACCCTAAGCGAGCATTAGGTGAGCTTGGCCATCCTGATGGTCCGGCTATTAACGGAGATCGAGTATCTCACTTGATTACTGGCATGAGGCGTGAAGGCAGTGACTTTTATGGGAAGGCCAAAATCTTAAGTACTCCAATGGGTGAAATCGTCAAGTGTTTGCTTGATGAAGGAGTCAAAATTGGTGTTTCAACTAGAGGTCTAGGATCAGTTAAAGAGAAGAATGGTGTTATGGAAGTTCAAAAGGATTTCCATTTGGCAACAGTCGATATCGTAACCGATCCATCCGCTCCCAATGCTTTCGTTAACGGAATAATGGAAAACAGAGAGTATTACTACGATATCGCATCTGCATCTTGGAGACCTGCTGAAGTTGCACAGGTTATTGAAGAAATTGCAGAAGAAGTCGAAAAGAAAATCACTCGTGTAGTGCGAACAATTGATGAAGAAACGGCAGCTAGAATGTTCCAAGCATTCGTTCGTTCTTTAAGAAGTTAACTTTTTATAAATAGTTTACAGTCTAAATAGATTTTGTATTAAAATACATTCAAAGGAGAATAATTATGGCAGACGGCAAATTTAAAGCTGATGATGGTATTTCAGAAGTACCTCAGCCTGTAACACCGGAAGGTGGCGAGGACAAGAGTCACGAAAAGAAGAAGAAAGAAGATAGCAAAGGCGCAGGAGATTCTGTAAAGACTCCAGGCCAAGACGCTAACCCTAAGCCAGTTCCTACAGCTGAAGATGCGGAAGTAGATTCAGAAGCAGAAATGGTAGAAGAAGTTGTAGAAGTTGAATCTTCTATCTCTGACATCTTCGAAGGTATGGATCTTTCTGAAGACTTTAAAGACAAAATGACTCTCGTATTCGAAGCAGCAGTCAACGAAGAAGTTGCTAAGAAAACAGCATCTCTCGGCGAAGAACTTCAATCTCAACTTGATTCACAGCTCGCAGAGTCTGTTGAAACTCGTATGGGTGAAGTTGTTGAGAATGTCGACAAGTACTTGGACTATGTTGTAGGTGAGTGGATGGAAGAGAATTCAATTGCTATTGAAGCCGGTATCAAGGTTGAAATGGCTGAGTCTCTGATGTCAGGTCTTAAGGATCTATTCAGCGAGCACAACGTCCAAATCGATGAGGAATCTTTCGATGCAGTATCAAGCCTCGAAGCACAGGTTTCTGATCTGGAAGAACAAGGTAACAGTCTTGTAAATGAGAACATTGAGCTTCAACGACAGATTTCAGCTATGAACGCTGCATCAGTTTTTGAAGGAATGACTGAAGGTCTTTCTGAAAATCAGAAAGAGCGTTTTAAGGTCCTTTCTGAAAAGCTTGACGTTCAAGATCTAGAAGATTACACGAATAACCTACAGGTTATCAAGGAATCATTCTTCGGTGAAGGTATTCCAACTGCTCCTAAGGCAGAGGAAATCGAAGAAGAAGAAATTATTCTAGAAGAACAGGAAGTAACTAAACCAGCTTCTGATTACTCTTCTATTAATGCTCTGGTTGAAGCTTTCAACACGAAAAAGAATAATTAATAAAATTGGTTTGTATTAATAACTCAACACGTTAATCTAATAAGGAGATCCAAAAATGGATAACTATCAAAGACTAGTGGAAAAGTGGGAGCCAATTTTAGCGCACGACTCTTTTTCACCAATCACTGACAAGCACAAGAAAGCAGTTACTGCTACTATTCTTGAGAACACAGAAAAAGCACTTCAACAGGAAGGTGACTTGTCAGCTAACATGACAAGCCTTCTTTCAGAAGCATCACCAACTAACGCTGCTGGCGCTGACGGCTTCTCTGGTCTAGCTACTGCTGCTGGTCCAACTGCTGGTTACGATCCTGTACTGATTTCATTGGTACGTCGTGCAGTTCCAAACATGATTGCTTATGACATCTGTGGTGTTCAGCCAATGACTGGACCAACTGGCCTTATCTTCGCAATGCGCGCTCGATATGACAGCCAAGCTGGTGCAGAAGCATTCTACAACGAAGCTGATACTGGCCACGCTGGTACAGGCACTCACGCTCAAACACTTCCACACGCTGCACCTACTACAGGTACTGGTCTGGATACCGGAGCTGCTGAAGCTCTTGGTGATGGTGTTGGCGCTGGATACGCAGAAATGGCCTTCTCTATCGAGAAAGTAACTGTTTCAGCTAAGACACGCGCTCTGAAGGCTGAGTACACTACTGAATTGGCTCAAGACCTCCGTGCAGTTCACGGCCTTGACGCTGAGTCAGAGTTGGCTAACATCCTTCAGTCTGAGATCCTGACTGAAATCAACCGTGAAGTAGTTCGTACTATCTACTTGACTGCTGAAGCTGGTGCCGCTACTGCAGCTACTCCAGGAACTTTTGACCTCGACGTTGATGCTAACGGCCGTTGGTCAGTAGAGAAGTTCAAGGGTTTGATGTTCCAAATCGAGCAAGAAGCTAACGCAATTGCAAAGGGAACTCGTCGTGGTAAAGGTAACATCGTTATTTGTTCTTCAGACGTAGCTTCTGCATTGCAAATGGCTGGTGTTCTTGACTACGCTCCTGCTCTCAACTCTAACACTTTGGATGTTGATGATACTGGTAACACCTTCGCTGGTGTACTCAACGGTCGCTTCCGCGTTTACGTTGATCCATTCGCCGGTGCTAACTACTTAGTTGTTGGATACAAGGGTTCTTCTGCATTCGACGCAGGTCTCTTCTACTGCCCATACGTACCGCTCCAAATGGTCCGTGCAGTTGGCGAGAACAGCTTCCAGCCAAAAATCGGGTTCAAGACTCGTTACGGCATGGTTGCTAACCCATTCGCTGAAGGTCACGTTGCTTCTGGTAACTCAGCAGCACTCGGTCGGCTTGACGCTGGTGTTAACAAGTACTACCGCAAGGTTATCGTATCTAACTTGTTCTAAGCCAAATAAAAATAAGAGTGGCGGTTTAGCCACCAACGTTTTGAGGGAGTCTTTCGGGGCTCCCTTTTTTTATGCGTGTATTCTGTGTACATGTTACATTTATATGTACATAAAAGTGCATTCTGTCGACACATATTGGTACATAAAAGTGTCATACTGTCACTAAACCTTAATCAAAATTTATTCAAACCTTAACACAAAAATCACTCCTTTAGTAATACATAAACCAGCGTAAACAATATCGTTTACGTATTTGTGAGCGATGGTGTAGAGCCATCAAGCAAAGGAGATAGCTACAATGGAAATGTTAACACTATGGAGCACACTTGGGTTCCTATTTGCAGCATACGCTGTAATCGCAAATGATTCAGTACAAACTCTCGGTACATGGATGGCATCAAACAATGAGAGATTTAACTATAAAACATTATGGGCAGCGGCTAGTGCTGTTCTACTTGTAACATTATGGTATGGTTGGTCAGTAAATGGTGGTGATATTAGTTATGGAAGATTGAATAAAATTCCATGGCAAGAAGTACAATGGTATCATGCAGCAGCTCCTGCAATCCTCGTATTCTTAACTCGAGTTGGTGTACCTGTATCAACTTCATTCTTGGTCTTATCTGTATTTGCTTCAACCTTTGTATTAGAAAAAATGCTGATGAAATCGATCATGGGCTACGGTGTGGCAGCTGCATTTGCTTATGCTATATGGTTTACTATCACAAAGTACGCAGGCCATTGGTTCGATGAAACGCAGCCTGTTTCTGAGGACAATAAGAAGTATTGGCGTATAGCTCAATGGTTCGCGACGGGTGGCCTCTGGTGGACTTGGTTGTCACATGATATGGCGAATATTGCGGTATTTTTACCACGTATAGTTCCTGTAGATTTGATGATCATGATCTCTGCCGTATTTGTATCAGGCCTGTTCTTCATGTTCAGAGAGCGTGGTGGTAAGATTCAACAGATCGTACTCGAAAAGCACAACACTCGTTATGTACGAAGCGCAACGCTGATCGATCTATTTTATTGGTTATGCTTATTTGTATTCAAGGAAGTAAATGATATTCCTATGAGTACTACTTGGGTATTTGTTGGTTTGTTGGCAGGACGTGAGCTTGCAATGGCTACGTATTTTGGCAAAAAGAAGTCCAAGTCTGTATTCCCATTAGTTGCCAAAGACTTTGGTAAAATGATGGTTGGGCTTGGCGCATCTGTTGCGTTAGTATTGCTAATACATTATGTGATCAATCCCGTTTAATCCGGGCAAAGATATTCCATAAAGAACGAAAGATCGTGATCATCATTCCCCACTGCGGATTCTACCAAAGTGGGGATTTGTTTTTGTTCCATCTCGAATATAAATTCACGCGCATGATAAGCACGCATCTGTCCTTGATCGATCGTCTCGAACGTAATAGGATTTATGATTGAAACGTTAAACAGTGTAAAGTCAGAAATCATCAGACCACTGCACTCGTGGGTCGTCCCACTTTACCATCTCTTCACCTATTTGCTTGAGATAGCCTTGTGAAATTAATGATTCTATAGTGATAGTGACAATCGACTCTTTGGTGTATAGTATACCCCAGAACCAACCTAGTCCAGTGAAAACTATAGCGGTGATAAAAAACATCCAAGTTTCCATATTACTCTCCGTGGCGGTTTAGGATTTTTTCAATAATGCGTTGAGTAGCGTCGAGTCCTTTATAGACTTCTTGCTCATACACGCGTTCTTCCGTAGAACCGTTGTAGTTAGTAACAA